GCCGAGCGCATACCCAGGGCTATGCTTTGTACGATTCAGAATCGCAAGTGTATTGCGTACCGATTTACCGATCCGAAGCAGGCCCCATCCTGGAAGGGCAAGCGATACCGGAAAATGATACGCAGGTCGGATCGAATGGATTTGGTGGAGCAATACATCGACCTTCGCAAGGGAAGATCCGAAAACGATCCAGATGCTAGGGTGGCCTTTGCGTTTTGGCGTGACAACCAAGCGACGATTGAAAGCGGTTGCATCGTCTCGAATCCGCATAGCTACAGCAAGAAACAGCACAGCGACGGCGAACCGATGGAGCTATCCTCGATTCAGTCCTACTTCAACAGGGTAGCCGACGTAGGCGAAAAGGCGGTAGCCACTGAGATTGACAACGATCCCCCCGAAGACTCAGGGCCAATAGGCCAGGGACTCACGGCTGAGATCGTCGCATCGAGGATCAGCGGTCTATCCCGTCGACAGCTACCCGCTAATACGATAGCCCTCACAGCGGCCATTGACCTAGGCAAGTATCGCTGTCACTGGGTAGTCACGGCATGGTGGCACGGTGGAGGGGGTGTTGTGGTCGATTACGGCGTTGCCGAGGTTTATGGCAACGATAAGTCGATGGACAGCGAAGCGAGCGAGGCGGCCATTTACAACGCTTTAATGGCATGGCGTGACGAACTGACTCAAAAGAAGTTCGTTGACGCAACTGGCACGAGTCGCAAGGTTGATTTCTGCTTGGTCGACTCAGGCAATTTCACAAACGCGGCCTACAAGTTTTGCCGTGAGGTCGGGGGTATATTTCATCCGTCAAAAGGATGGAGCCCATACCGACAGAAGGCAGCAAACACGGCAAACGTGATAGCAGGGGCCAACCTGCACGCATCAAGGCAGGCAGCCCAGGGTGTTTGGCTCTATGACTTGGACACGGACTATTGGAAGCAATTCGTTCACGAGCGATTCCTTACGCCGACCTTCGATGAAAACAACATGCTTCGGCGCGGTTCGTTGTCGCTCTATTCCCTAGAGGGCAATCAGAAGCACGGCTCATTTGCCCAGCATATCGCAGCCGAGGAGCTAGTCTCCGAGTTCAAGGAGGGCAAGGGATCGAAGCAGTATTGGGCGGTGCGAAACGACAATAATCACTGGCTAGATGCTCTTTACATGGCAGCGGCAGCGGGTGAGGTTTGCGGCGTTAAATTGATAGCACCATCAGAGATCGAGGTTCAGCCGAGGCAAACAAACGCCGATGAGCCCAAGCCAAAGAAACCAGTTGAGCAAGCCTACAGGCACGGGCAGTCCAGGTTCAAGCAGCGTCAAGGTGGATGGATTCCAAAGAGGAGAGGGTAATGAGCAAGAAGCGACCGAACAAAAGCCTATTGAGCAATCCAGAGATAGGGCGGGCCCTAACTGAAGATCGCAACCCGCAAACAACCTTCGCGGTTGAGGTTGAGTACGACCCCATCCCCCGCGAAGACGAAGCTAGGCCATGTTCGCTATGCGAATCAAGACGACCAGCAGGAAAGAGCTATTCGAGGGTCTATTGCACAAAGCGACAAGTCCGATACTGCAAATGCCACTACTGCGGGCACACCTGGAGCCAAGAGCGTAAATAATTTGCCCTAGTGTACTATTGGCTTAGTACAGGTGTATTCACACAGGCAGCGGGCTATGCAATCCTTGACGCATGGCATCAGCGGCTAGCTTGTTAGCACAAATCGACGCAGCTATCGAAGCACTCCTAACCGGGGGTGCGTCTCAGTATAGCATTGGTAATCGATCGGTTACTAAGCTCGATTTGCCAACGCTAATGACCGAACGAAGGCTACTTCAGAGAGAAGCCCAACGCGAAACCGGATCGGGCGGCATTTCCCTTGGCAGATTGTCGAGGCACCGCCGATGATTGGAAGCCTAATCGATTCGCTAGTCTCGGCAGTCAATCCCCTGGCAGGCGTCCGAAGGATGCAAGCTCGGCGGCTTATGCGATCCTACCAAGGGGCGGAGCCTTCGAGGATATCGAACAATCGCAACGTCAAAAACAACCCAGCCGACCAAGAACTACTTGGGCCCTTTGGAGCGGATCGGCTCAGGGCATGGGGCAGAGATCTAGCGCGTAACAACGCTTATGCATGGGGCGTTATCGATACGATTGTCTCATCGGTAGTTGGATGCGGTATCAAGGCACAATCGACCTTTGAGACGAAAGAAGGCGAAGACGTTGAGCCGGTCAATGATGAACGGGACAGGATTTGGGCGGAATGGGCCGAGACTTGCGACATCAACGGTCAGCTTACCCTCGATGAAATCCAGGCCTTAGCACAGCGGGAAATCGTCGAAGCGGGCGAAATCCTCATTCGGTTTATCCGGCTTCCGAGCCAAACCTATAAGGGCATCTACAGGGCGGTCCCTTTGGCACTGGAGTTAATCGAAGCGGATCGACTTGCAGCCGACAAGGACACCTACCAAGCGGGCGTCAATCGCGGCGACGGGCATAAGATCGTTCGGGGCGTTGAGTTAGACGACCTTGGCAAGCCCATCGCCTATTGGATCTACAAAGACCATCCAAACGCACCATACGCGGTTTCTCGCACGCCTGAAAGGATTCCAGCCAACGAGATCCGGCATTTATTCCGCCAAGACCGAATCGGACAGACGCGGGGCGTTTCTTGGTTTGCTCCGGCTCTATCTTGGATTCGTGACCTTGGAACATACGTTGACAACGAACTAGCAGCGTCGGCGGTGGCTTCGTGCTTTACGATGGCGATCAAGACCGATACCCCAATCGGATCACTAGCAGACCCAGACGGTCAAGACGCATTTGACTCATCGGGCAATCGAATCGACGCACTTGAGCCCGGCATGGTGATGCGATTGGCCCCAGGTGAGTCGGTCGAGGGCATCAATCCAGGTCGACCAAACACGGGTGCTAAAGAGTGGATCACGCTTATCCTTCGGGGTATCGCAGTAGGGACGGGGCTATCCTACGAAACCGTAGCACGAGACTATTCACAGACCTCCTATTCGTCTAGTCGGACTAGCCAACTCGAAGACCGTAGGCGGTTCCGATGCTGGCAGCAGTACCTTATCCGACATCTACTCCAACCGACCTGGGATGCGTTTTGCGATCAAGCGGCGTTGTCTCAGTTGGAATCGTTTCCATCGGCAGCGGATCTACTCGACAGCCGACGGACGGCTTGCCCGGTCGAATGGCTGACCCCCGATTGGGATTGGGTAGATCCTGGCACAGAACAACAAACCGCCGAAAGTGCGTTGAATAGCTTCACAGATACCTACGCTTCGGTCCTTGGCTCTAGAGGCAAGTCGTTTCGCACGGTTTTCTACCAGCGGGCTAAAGAGGACAAGTTACGCAAAAAGCTAGGCTTGCTGACCAACGAAGAAAAGCAGATCGAAGTCTCGGCGGCTCAAAGCGGGATGGGGCAAGGGGCAGGATCGACCGAAGCGACCAAGCAAGCCACTTCCGGCGTCTATATGGGCCTGTCTACCCAGCAATGGAACAGAAACCGCAAGGCGATCCAAAAGACGCTAGACGAGCTAATAGCGGGCACTATGTCCGAAGCAGCGGCCAGGGTGTTCCTCAAGTCGACTGGGATGCCAGATGAGGATATCGAAATCCTTGTAGCCGATACGCGAGACGGGGCGGTTGAAACGGAATTACCAGCCGAGGTGCAAGCATGAACAAACGCGACCTAATCAAGCGACGAAAAGAACTCGACGCAAGGCAAGCCAAGCCTAGCGAATCCGTTTCGATCCAACGGGCGTTCGGTTCGATCAAAGACGGCAAGGCGGTTATCGCTACCGAAACGCCGGTAATGATCTATGACGAAGTGCGCCGGCAATGGATTCAGCAAGTGCTATTGATGGACGGCGTGCAGTTCCGCAACGAGCGAAGGCAATTGCCGATCGTCGATTCGCACAACGACAAGACGGTTCGAAACGTCTTCGGCTCGATTCGCGGGATTGCGATCGAGGGCGATCAGTTGGTTGGATTGCCTGAGTTCGCTACTGACGAAGAATCGCAGAAAATCGCGACACGATACAACGAAGGGCACTTGAATGATTTTTCAATCGATGCCCAGATCCTAGCCCGGCAATATGTGCCAGAGGGCCAACAGTACATTACCCGACAAGGAAATGTCATTGAGGGACCGGCTGAGGTTGTTACTCAGTGGGAGCCCCACAACGCGAGTATCTGCGCAACGGGCGCGGATCCGAATTCTACCGTTAGGCGGTCTATCGACCGGGAAGAGGTTTCGAGAATGGGCGAGTCTCTAATGAAGACTTTGGCCGGGCTCGGCGTACCGGAAGGTATGACCGAACCAGGGGCGATCATTGCATTTTTGGCAGGCAAACTCAGCGGCGAAGTTTCGCCAGAGATGCCGGAGGTTGAATCGGCGATGACCGAAGAAAAGATGCCTGAGGGCGAAATCGCCAAGGCGGTAGAAGTTCCGGCTGAGATGAAAGTCGAGAACATGGAAGACAAGGTCAAGGAAGAAGTCGAACGCCAACTCAAGGCAGAAAAAACACGACGGGACGCCATTGTGGCATCCGTCAAGCTCGGTCGATTGGAGCGAAGTTTCGCCGACCAGCTAATTGATGAAGGTGTCAGTGTCGCAGATGCGAACGAAAGGATTTTGCGAAAGATGGCGAACCAACCGCTAGGCGGGACCGGCAGCGGTTCCAGTGTTCGAGTTACTGAGTCCGAGCAAGACAAGTTCATGGAACAAGCCACAGCCGGTTTGGTCCAACGATGCTGGCAGGGCCAGATCAAGCACCAGAAAGCCCCTGACGTTCAGGGCGCGGAACACTTCCGC